GTTCTTTGGAACAACTGGTGCAACTACAACTGCCATCACAGCAGGTATTTTTGGTCTAAGTAATAACCGCATTCAAGTTGCGTTTATGATTGCTCCAAGTGGTGCTGGCGGTGGTCAGACTCCTGACAACTACCTGATCATGGGTAACGGCTTTATCTCTAGCTTGGCCCCAAAAGTCTCGGCTGATTCTCCTGTGTGGTTGTCACCTTTAAGTTTGGAAGTTAATGGTGAATATACACTAGAAGTTATCGCTTAATCAATTACAAGTTGATTTAATGAAAGGGCTCCACCAGGGGCCTTTTCTTCTGACTAAGTATAGTAACTGCCTAGGAGGTAAGTTATGATTTTTGATAAGTTAAGCACAGAAGATATTCTCAAAAGCATGGAAGCAGAAGCGGCCAAATGCGTTGCAGAAATAAAATGCAGTCGTAAAGACTTAGAACAAGCAGACGCAAGAATGCGTTTTCTACTAAGCACTATACACTACCTAAAAGATAAGATTGGAAAATAAGATATGGATATTTCAACATTAGCTAAGAAGCCAGAATTATTAAAGATGACACTTGATGATGAAGCAATCATTAAGGAATATGGCGAGCCCATTGAATTTTATATGTATGATGGAGTGGACATCCATACATATTTTGATTTCTATCGTGTTCAACAAGAACAAAGTGGAGCAGAATTGAATGCATTGATGAGAAAGATTATTGTCAATTCTGAAGGACAACCAGTCATCCAAGCTGATGAAATGTTGCCAGTAGATATTGTGTTTGCAGCATTGATTAAGATCAATGAAAACTTGGGAAAGTCAAAGACCAAGCCATTGACGCCAGAGATTGGAAATCAGTAAAACTGATTACCATTGGAGCATTAGCAAAATACTATGGACTCCTGCCTAGTGAAGTTGCTAATCGTGCTACAACATTTGATTTAATGGTCTATGATGTGTCAATGACTTGGGAAAAATATCAACAGGATAAGGCAGATGGAAAAACAACAATGCCAGATTTAAGTGAAGAAGAATTACTAAAATTAGTAAGGAAACCAGCAAATGGCTAATGAAATAATTAAAAGATTGAATAAGATTCAACAAGTAACAGATCCAACTAAATTGGCCAAAGAAGCCTACAATTACTTTGTATCTATAACTCCAATTGATTCTGGTAATGCTCGTCGTAATACATCTTTGCAAGGTGACGAGATACATGCAAGTTATCCCTATGCTAAACGATTAGATCAGGGCTGGAGTAAGCAAGCTGCACAAGGTATGACTAAACCAACTGAAAAGTATATTGCTGACTACATTGATAAAGAATTGGGAAAACCATAATGGCAACAAATAAGACAATTGAAGAATTAACAGTTAAGATTAAAACTGAAGGCACTGACAAACTAACAACATTAAAAGGCTCGTTTGGAGATCTTAAGCGAGATGCTGAGAGTTTTGGCCAGTCTGGTGGTGCTCTTGGAAATACAATTAATGGTATCGTTGGTAAGTTAGGCCCACTTGGCATTGCTGCATCTGTCGCTGGTGTGGCCTTTGTATCATTAGGTGCAAGAGCATTGGAGATTGTTGATCAATTGTCTGATCTTTCTGATGCTACTGGTATCAGTGCCAGCACATTACTGAGTTTCAAACAAAGTCTAATTGCTGCTGGTGGCGGCATGGATGCATTTGAGAAGTTATCAACTAAATTAAGTGTTAGTATTGGTTCTGCAGCTACTGGTAATGAAGCATATCAACAGTCATTTAAGAAATTGGGTGTATTTGTTCGCGACAGCAATGGAAATATGCGTGGGACTGAAACAGTGCTACAAGATACAATTGCTGCTCTGGCTAAAATTGAAGATCCAGCAGTTCGTGCTGCGCTTGCTGTGTCCATAATGGGTAAAGAAGCTGCTAAGATTGATTGGTCAAAAGTTTCTGCTGGTAAAGATGCAGTAACTGATGAACAAATTGCTCAGTTAAACAAATATAATGATGCTATCAAGGAAATGAAAGCCAGTATTGAAACAGGTCTAGTTAAGGCATTTGGTAATCTTGCTGAAGCAATTAATCACGGTGGATGGATTGAAGGTCTAGCTGCTGGTGTTGAAGAAATGGGCAAATTAGTAGCATATATTCCAGGTCTAGGTATTATGAATGATCTTGTTGCCAAAGCAAAAGCAGAGCGCATGGGCGAAAGAGCTGGCCAAGGTCGCGGAGGTAGAGGCGGCCCAACTGCTGCTGAACTTGCTGCGCATAATGGTGATGGCGGCGGCGATTATGGAGAAGCAGGACCAGCATTAATTGCCAGTCGTAAAAGAATAGAACAAAGTCTTGCTGATGCACAATTATCAACTGCATCAATTGGAATGTTGCAAATGTCACGATTGACACTAAGTCGTGATGCAGATATTGCCAAGGCACGCATTGAAATTTATACCAATGAGAAACTTGAAGAAGTAGATAAAGAAAAAGAATTTGCTGCTAAGAAAGTTGAGATCAATGCCAAAGCATCATTGGCTATTGCTGACTTACAAAAAGCACAACAAACACAAATAAATGCGTCAAAATTAAATTACACACAATTAATTGAAAATTTTAGTAGAGGCAATATTGAAGCTGCAAATCTATTGACTATTCAGACTCGTGGCATTGGATTAGGAGAAGATGCTACTGAAATGTATACTCAACAAGAAGCAATCATCAGCAAAAGTCGTATGCAAATCATTGCTCTGCAACAAGAAGCTGAAAAAGTCAAATTGACATTAGATATTGATCCAACTGCCCAATTCAAACTTTTAGATATTGAAAGAGCCATTGCTGGGGTTACTAGTCAGACTGAAGTGGCATTGGCTACTAATAAAAGTTATGTTGCTGGTTTACAAGAAATGCGTAATAGTGAAGTTGCTTATCAATTTGCATTGGGTCTAACTAATACTGCCCAACTAAATGCAATAACTGCTAAGAGTGAAATGATTGGACTTACTTCAACAGAAAATGAAAAGTTGATCAATGCTATTAAATTACAAAAAGAATTAGCAATTGCACAGCGTATCCAAGAAGAGCAATCTAAATTAGGCAGAAAAGATGGAGAGATTGTTCCACTTAAAACAGACCGCATTGCGGAGATCCGTAAACAAGTTGGTGGCTTGTATGATGAGCAAACCAAGCAAGCAGAAGCCAGCATTGAAAAGAGTAGAGAATTTAGTGTGGGTTGGGAAAAGGCTTATAAGCAATATGCTGAAAATGCTACCAATGCTGCTGAACAAGCTAGAACTATGTTTTCAACCGTGACACGCAGTTTTGAAGATGCTATGGTTAACTTTGTTAAAACTGGCAAATTAAGTTTTAAAGATTTTGCCAATAGTGTAATTGAACAGTTTGTTCGTATTCAAGCACAAAAAGTAGCATTAGGTTTATTTGGTGGTAGTGGTGCTGATAGTGCTGGTGGTATATTTGGTGCAATCATGGGACGAGCCACAGGCGGCCCAGTTAGTGCAAACACTCCATACATCATTGGTGAAAAAGGCCCAGAACTATTTGTTCCTAATGGATCAGGCACAGTGATTCCAAATCACCAATTGAATTCATCTGCTGGAGGCAGCGGTGGCAGCACGAACATTGTTTATAATATCAATGCTGCTGATGCACAAAGTTTCCGTCAAATGATTGCACGGGATCCAGAGTTTTTATATGCTGTGACTGAGAAAGGTCGCAGCTCAATCCCAACAGGTAGGAGATAAGATATGTCGTTTCAATGGATTATAGATAATGCTGAAAATATCAGCATAGTTAAACGCCCAGTAATTAGTCAAACTGTGAGTCGTAATCAACGTATTCGCACAGTGAGTCGCGGTGGCAATGTTTGGAAGTTCGCAGTTAAGATGCCAGATATCATGACCTGGAATGGAAATAGTCGCGGCTATTTAGAAAGCATTGATGTTAATGCACAGTTGGTAAGTCAGAGTATCAACTTGTCTAAAACAACTTATGATTGGATGACCAAGTATCGTGGTGATGCAGCCAGCACTGCCACAATGACTTTTAAATACAATGCAGCTCAAGCAGCCAGTAATACATTCAAATTTGAATTGGGTGCACCTGGAGCAGTTGGCAGTTCTTTATTCAAAGCAGGTGATCTTATTCAACCCACAGGCAGCAAGTATGTGTATAGCACAGTGAGTGCAGTTGTAAAAGGATCAGCCACAACTCAGTTGGTTGAAGTTCATAGAGGTATATTAGACACTCCTAGTGATACTGCTGTAACAATCAAAGTTGGCCCTCAAGTAATCTGGACAGTGATCTGCACTCGGATCCCTACCTGGACGTTTGTTGGCAAGGAACTAATTCAGTTCAATGGCGACTTTGAATTTCAAGAGGTGCTATAATGAGCACCAGTCTTAATTTAAGTGCATACTCAGCTGTTAAACAAGCAGCATTTGTGCGTATGGTTATTCCTAACTATGGCGTGTTGAGATTCAGCAGTCATGAAGTGCCATTCAGCATTACAGAATCAGATGGCACTGCTTACTCATACTTGCCACTAGGTATCTTGTTAGGCATCAGTGAGTTCAACAATGAACTGAGTCCTAGTGGCAGCGATGTCACAATCTCCATGAGTGCCATTGAACAAACATTTGTTGCCAGCATGATGGACTATAAACTCAAAGGCAGCAGTGTTATCATTTATCGTGTGTTCTTCAACGCCAACACAGGTGTTGCATTAAACATTGCTGGTAATCCCAGCAAACGCTTCCAAGGTATCATTGCCAATTACAGCTTTAATGATGAGTTTAACCAATTCTCCAATGTATCCACTACAACAGTCAGCGTTAGTTGTAGCAGTATAGTCAAAGTTCTTGAACAGAAAATTGTGGGTCAAAGAACCAATGATTATGAACGAAAATATAACTTTCCAGGCTATTATTGTTCAGCAATCATCCCTGCAGGCACTGGTTTCTCATTCAGAATTGCAACCACTACCACTAACGGCGCAATTGCCACAATAGCAGAAATAGAACCAGGTTCTGGATATACAAATGGAACTTATACGAATCTTAGTATTACTACTAATACAGGTTTAGGGTCTGGCGCCAAGATAACAGCAGTAGTCACCAGCGGCGCAGTCAGCAGCGTAGTAGTCACAACTCCG